GTGATTTCCTTTGTGAGACGAAGGACAACAGCATTTGCAATACACAAAATGGGGAATGATAATATTCCCCCCATTAACTGTCCAGTTTGTTGTTTCGACTTGAGTTTTTGCCTCTCGACGGGTTCTAACCTCATTAAATCCTTTTCACTTAGAAAGATTTCATGATGTATTAGTGACCGTACGGCCAGCATTTCCTCATTTTCATCGAGCTGAATGACTTTTGCAATTTCGCGCATTATACATTCAGACAACCAACCATGAATTTGATTTGTGGCGTCTGCGTAATCGACGGAGAGAAATTTTTCCTCTTCCTTTAAATTTGCTCCGACTATATCTTGAAGGACCATAGGTGTAACAGGTTCTCCTATCAATTTAAAAGCTTTATGTTCTCGTAGAGTCCTCCAAAGAAACTTCTGAAGCGGTTTTAACGCACAGTAAGTGAAAGGAGGACCCTTAGAGATTACACGGGCCTTGAGGGATTCTGCAAGTGCAACTAATTCAGCCCGAGCAGGTTCTAACAAAGCCCTATCAATAATTTCTTGATAAAGCATAGTAAAACGAATTGATAATTTAGTATAGTCGACAGCACTTATAATTTTTTGTCTGTCATATGTATATGCGGAAGTATCAGCGCCAGTTTGCACCTCCATAACTTCCACCAATTTTTCCAGTGTCTGATACTTTTTGAGTATCCCAGATTCAAACAACACACCGATTGTACCACATTTTCCTCGAGAAAGTATATAGTTGGCAGAAGTGGATGGGACGAAAGGTTTTACACGGTCGAGAGTAGAATATACTCGACCTTTAAACAATTCGCGAACCATCCGTTCTGCCTCAAACTTAATACGATCTTGATAGATAGTGCCGTCGATGCGTGTTTCATCGGACCATCTTGATAAACTAAATGGTTTTTGAATCACTGGAGGAGTCGTCAATTTTTGTAGTGTTTTCTTTGCAGAATTATGTAAAAACACTAACCCTGGTCGGGGCATACCCATTTTCGAATATAACACACTTGTTATAAAAGAAAGGAATAGCTTAAAATCATCACGTCTCATTTTTAATAAGAAACGACAAAACCTACCACCAATGATAAACTTAGGATTATCAAAGAGGTAAGAAGGATTTTTAGCTACACCTGACACATCAGTGCCAATGTCCCTGGACCAATAAAAATAAAAGGCATTCAGTTTATATTTAATGAATGCTATTGGAGACTCCGGCGAATTTAGACAACATTCGATCCAATGATCGTAAGTGTTTTTGATAGAAAATTTATCATCTCTAAATCCGTAAAATTTTGCTAATCTCATGAGGATGTCAACACATTCCCTTATGAAACTCTTAGCCAGTTCGATTTCCATCTTATCGGACTGACCGAAATACGTTGCCTTGCAATCGACAACGGGAGAAGCCAGTGCAGGGGCTCTACCATCACCCCCTTTTATCAGATCAACTCGGTTGGTCATATTTAAGTTAGAAAATTATTTTCTAATTGTTTGAAG